ACCAAGATCCACATTAGCGCTTGCTTTTGCTGTTACTGTGCCGCCGTTTACGTATGTGCCTGTTGCGGTACTGAGAATTGTGAACGAGTTTGCGCCTGTATCAATCGAATCGATCAGTCCTGAGATGTTATATGCTGAAGGATTTACGCCTGTAATTACTGCAGTCCAGCCTACTTGAAAGTCTGTGTTTTCAATTTCACTATCGATAGTATATGTTACCGCAGTTCCAGTATTCGTAACATTTGTGATTGTAAACGGACCATCAGCATAGTTCAAATAAATCATATTATCTTGAACCGACAGTGTAGATGATACTACAGTAGTTGTTTCTCCAGTTACTAAAAGATTACCATCAATAGTAAATGTTCCGGTTAATGGTGTAGTACCATCGACAACCAGCACACCAGTTCCATTGGTCAGTGCGTTAATTTCGTCGATTACAAGATTAGTTGTCTGTCTGAATTCGTTGAACGTATTACTCAGAAAAACTTGTGAAATTGGCATAACTGGCTCTCTACTTGTTCGTTATCAGTAACGTAATCATTTCTTTTATTTGTGAGATCTCACTCTTGAGATCATGTAATTCTTCCTTTATCTCAGACACACTTTTATTTGTGTTTTTCTGATCCAACATTTTTTGCTTTCTTTTTTTATACTTTAGAAACGCATCCATGTCAGAGTTAAGCAGGGCTTTAGAGTGAGTGTCTCTATGTGTAATCCCTGCTACTTTTTCATCTAACTCTACTTTCATATTTAGGCTAAAGCAATTGCTCTCAAATTCTTAACTCTTGGTGATACCGCATCGTTACTTGAAATGAACGCAACTTTGATAGCGAAACTCTTGAATCCAGTATACGTTCGACCGTCAGGTGTTGTGTACTCAACTGTATCGTTCAATACTTTATATATGCTGACACCATTTAGATTTTGTGTAAAATTGCTTTCCAAAGTAATAGATCCATTGTCGGTTACAGTTTCCACAACACCCGTGATTCTGTCTGGACCAATTGCTACTATATCACCAATCCTAAGTTCTTCGCTAAATCTAGTGTCTGTTCCAGTTACAGCAGTCGTTCCATTAGTTGTAACTGTTCCATATAGGATCTGCGATCCGCCTGTCAATTTTTCACTGGGAATCACATACTTTTCTTCCGTGTAAGCATTTGTGTTATCGGTGATTGTAGGAACTCCAACTAATTCCATAGGTTCGTACAATTTAAAATCAAAGAGATCTGGATCACTTTCATTGATGATCTTATAATAAACTTTGACATCAGATCCCGCAGGTCTGCTAATATCTAAGAATACGTTCAGATCCCCACCTTCAAATCCATCGTTCAATACAACTCGTCGAGAAATATATCTTGATTGTGTCGAATAGGTTCCAATTGGAGCTTCTTCTGGATTTTTATAAATTGCTTCATTAGTATATCCAGTTCTAAAGTTTGTTACAGTAAGAAGCTCGGTAGCACTATTGACTACGGAGACTTGCTTGATCTCTTGTCCAACTTTGATGTATTGTCCTGCAATAACTTCTGTGTTGAATGACGTGCTATTACCTGTTACCGTGTTAGTGTCTTGAGTAATCGTCACATCACCAGTAAGTTCTGTTTGTAAATCAGATCCAATTGAAATTTTTTCAATGTTAGCGTGAATTCTATCAAGATCTATGTACGGAGATAAATGTTTATCTGTTGTAGACATAGTTAGTCTAGATTTCAAGGTTCCGGCTGTCGATACTTTATACAAAGAAGCGTAAGTAGATCTTTCTAAGTTATTAATATCAATATATGTAGTAGTTTGATCCGAAATATCCGTTAGCGATAATGCATAACTGATATTCGTTCCTGCTACGTTTAGATTTTCTATAACAGGAGTTATAACTGAATATGTACTTAGTGGTGTCGCTAGGTTATCAAAGTATGCAATTGCGGAAGTTGAAGTATCGAATTCCGCAATATTTAATTTGAATTTTATATCTTGATTTTGACGAACACTCCACTGCAACTCATTTGATGGAGTAAACAAGACTCCAGCCGCAGGCTGTTTGTCGATCTTAAGATTTACTAAGCTGTCTGTGATGTCAATTTCACCTAAAGATGCTGTCCATATTTCGTAATCGTCCGTATTACCATCAGGCTTAATGCTAAAACAATATTCGTTTCCAGGTAACAGATATATCGGAGAAGGAAATTCAAAGTTTGTCGCACTCGTGGAATCGGTACTTGTAGCGATTGCATCATTTTCTACACGAGAACTTTCGTTTCCTATAATTTTCCTTGTAGGAAATCCATTATCCAGTTCTCTGATTTCTACAGTAACGCCGAAATTGTCGGCCGTTGATTTTGTTTTGAAATATAAATCTACAGATGTTACAAACACTCCATTAGGATATGTGGATTCGTCCACATAAAAACTCTGTGCGATTGGATCGAATCGTTTGAAGTTATTTGTAGAGTAACTAGCTGACGTGCTGGCAACACGACTGACTGTTTGAACATAAGATGCATTATCAAATGCAATAAACGATGGTCGTGTGTTGATGAAAGTCGTTCCACGATTTATAGAAATTCCCGTAGCAGAAATAGGAATTCTCGCAATAGATGTTGCAAGTGTGTCTCTATTTTGGGAATCGTCTGTCAGTTTAAACTCTCGCTGCCCCACTTTGTATCCGGATGGAATTCTAAGTATACCATAAATTTTATTTTTACTTGTTCTTAAACTTCCATTGAATAACTGAGTGTATTTTGTGTTATCAGTTCCCAAAATTCCATCATTGTCATACAGCAAAAACAGTTCGTCGATGGTTGTTGAACCTTCCAATTTTATTTGCTTACAGTTCGCAGTAACATCGATCCCATCTAAGAATGCATAAAATGAGGTTCCGTCTTTTAGACCTGTTGCTTCGAATACAAAATCTCTTTCCCTGAATCCGTGAGAAATCGAAGCATCAGAAAGTCTTTCCAAAATAGGATTGATAGATTTTTGAGCAGAATCTATGTTAGCATTTTCGATCTGGACATCCCACGTTTTAGTTTTTGCGGTCCTAACAACAGATGCAGAATCATTGTCGTATGATATTATCTTTGTTGCTTCGCCAATCCAATGTCTTTCTGCGGGAAAAATTTCACTGTTCCATGCATCCGATAAAATTTTCCAGTTATCAGAAAGACCTGTAGGATCAATAACTAAATCAAGATCCGGATTTCGATTTACATCAATCCAATTATCGGTTGCTGGATATATTCTGAGGTCACCGACCCAACTATATGTTAATTGTTGCGCTAAGTTGATTGACGACGAAGCATAAGGCTGAACAATAAATTCTGCTTGACTATAGTTCAAAAATAACTTATTACCTTTTGTCTTAGTATATCCCGTAGACGTAAACTCATTTATTTTAAACTGAACTGATTTACCACTATCGTGATATGAAGTCAAATATTTTTGCTTTCTATTAATCGAAGCGTTATAGTCTGCTAAAGAAACGTCTGCCACGGAATGTCCGGTAAAAGGATCCGCTAAAATACCATTTTTAAATCTATCAATACCATCAGCATCCGTTATAGATTTGTCTCTAGATTCTCTTTCCAATAAATTTAAAGCGGTATAGAATTCTATATTCTCTACACGAGACTCTAATTTACCAATATCTTTCATCGTATATCTACGATTATGAATTGGATTGATGATAACATTCTTAGGTAGTGATGGATAAGCGGGTACCGTAATTTCTGCTAGAGTAATAGTATCTGGAACCGAAGGCGCTTCTGATGGTACAGGGAATCCTGGCGATCCATTAGTGATCCCAAGTTCTCCTTTATTATTCATGTACAGCTTTGCTTTTCTTCCTTTATAGAATACTAAATCAGCATCGAAATCAGAATTGGATGCGGGAATATGCAATCCACCCCCAGTTCCCGGCGTGTCAAACGTAGTTTGCGCTGATGGATTAGTTTGTTGATTTGCGACATTAATTTTCGAAGGTCTAAAATCCAAAGAGCTTCTAAGATCAAACACTTGACCGACAGACGATGTATATGAGGATATGTCTGTTGTATAAATTGTACTTCCTGTGTTAGTAACAGAATCGTCAACTGGATATGAATCAACAGAATAATATCCAACACCTTGAGTGGTATCGTGAGTAAAGTAATCAAATACAACTAAAAGATTTCCTATCGGAAGTGTTCCGATTTTAGGCGTAATACTTGCACTTTCGTATGAATTATCACGCTGACCATTATCAAACGAATATAGATCTGTTACATCTATGTCAGATGTTGTAGCAGCATTGGCCTGATTTCCCGAATCGTAAATTGCTTTAATTTGAAAAACGTCGGAATGCCCTAGACTATATGGACCAACTTCTCCACTAGGATGCGCTACTCCGCCCGGACCGTTAGCGGTCGGCTCAATTATAACTTCTCGATCTCTTACAATATCTTTACGAATTTCTCGTGCATTGGATCTGTCCATAGTAGCAACAAAATTCGCACTATTTAATTGCACATTTTCCTGAAGATTAATTTGAATAGAAGTTGGGGATGCTGTTAGAGATCTTTCTCCGTTAGACCCAAGCCCTACAGTTCTGATAGGCAGTCCAGCAGGAAAAGCTTTATAGATGTCCCCTGTAAAATTGCTAGATGCCGTTTCATCTAATTCTAAATTATTGTCATCAGTGATTGATGAAATTTTATAAATGTTTCCGTCGATGGATACAAAATCTCCAGCCGCAAACTTAGTTAAAAACGCCACACCGCCAGTTACCGTAGCATCACCTATAACGGTTGTCACTGCAGTTTCTATCGCAGAGTTAGTGAGAACTGTTGTTCTGGGAATCAGCATGTAGTTAGTGCGTTTTTGCAAATCTGATAACACACCATTTCCGATAAATGTTTCGGAATTATCATCAGAACCAACTGTACCGGAGCCGCCTGAAAGATTAATTGTGAATTCTCTGCGGAATCTAAATGAAGATTCAATTTCTCCAGCAGCATTTCGAATAGATTTGATATTAGTGTAAGGAAGATCGAATACTAAACGATTGAATCTAGGCTCTCTAAGAATAGCATCACCAAAAGAATCTAATACTACATCCGCAACACAGTCTGGCGCACCAGTTTTATCTTGGACAATAGATCTTACATTTTGGAAAGTTGACGATGTAATGTTGATATCGTAAAGATAAAGATTGTATACTGCAGATCCTAATCCAGGCTCACCGCTATAGTATTCTATTGTTTTAATTCTAGCGGTACCAATCTGAGTTCCGGTTGCTGCAAAAGAATCTCCATCAAAAGTTTTTGACGTGATTACAGTCTGCGCAGTATCATACAATTGAACTTCAGCGTTTGTTTCGAAATCCCAAAATCCAATCAGTTCGTTGACAGGTAAGTAACTACCTAAAACAATCTGAGTTTTTACTTGCTCAACTTCTTCTACGTCTAAGCCTTTTCTGAGAGTGATTCCAGTACGTGCAATAATTTCGTTTCGATATCCCTTAACATATGCAGTAAACGGATCAGCTTCGGCTAACAACAGATCAGAATCACCACCTTCAGATAATGAGTATCTTCCATTATTCGTTCCAGTGTTTAGATGCTCTCTGATAGCAATTTTAGGATCTGAAAGTGTGTAGCTTCCAGACTCTTCATCCGTTCTACGAGCGATTGCCTCCTCAAGCTTTCCTTCAACAGCAAGCTCTTTTCTTTTCTTGATAATTCCATCTTCAACTTCGAGCATAGAAACGAATTCGGTTTCAGTTGAAACTTCATTATATCCTATTTTTGTCCAAGTAACGTCAATGCGTAATCGATCGGCGCCTGGCGCTTGAAAGTTGTTATACCCCTGCGCATTATCCAAAACTGTAGTGTCATCTACAGCGTCGATAAATGTTTTTACAGGAACAACACCCACCTTATATGATGGGTTATTGCTATACTTGTCAAGAAGAATAGTTTGCGAATCTACCTTGATAAAATGATCTGCGATATAAAGAATTCCATCACCTAAAGTGGCTTTAGATCCTTTATTATAGATCAATTCATTTGCGGTTCCGGCATTCACTACATATTGTGTAGCATTTTCAGTTTCAGATATCGCATAAAATCTACTAGAATAATTTGACGTGAATAACAATTCGTTGTCGTTGAACGTCGAAGATTCACGTAAGTCTGAAGTATATACGGTTATTGGAGCAGTATCTGCAACACCACCCACTTCAGTTTCTACTGAAAGAGTGATGGTATGTGTGGGAGTAGTTTGGAACGCCGTGATGTAAGCGCCGGCTGGAATCCCCGTTCCCGTAACAGGCGAACCAACAACTACATTTGAAGCATCAACTACTGTGATCACTCTTGAAGGTAATGGTTGATTTCCATTAACAACCACCTGCGTTGAAAGACTCGCCGGATCGTACTCAATTTCTTGCGTGGCACCACTGCTGTATGTAAATCTAATTACTGGCGTGCCAGAATTAGGAATAAGAGAAAAATCTCCAGTTAAATCGTTAACCCAAATATATTGGTTGTCCGTTGCTGTAGCACTTGTAATGGGATCAACGTCCCACGCTACAAGTGTTCCTGCTACAGTAACACTACCGGCGCCTGAAGCGGTAAAAAATTCTACTTTATTACCAACATTAAAATTTCCTGTAGGGAAATTTGAATCGCTGATTTTAATTTTTATCGCACCATTTGACAGATAGTTGATAAAAAAGGTTTTTGGATCAGTGGATGTCAAATCCGAAGTGATACCAACATAAGCACGAATGCCTGTTTGAGATCCGACGATTTCTTGTTCAGTAAAGTTCGCAACTGCTACTGTTTGAGTAGCAGGTGTAAGCAGATCAGCATAAGTTGGTTGAACTTTCACATAAGGTAAGTTCAAGTCTAGTGTCTGCTCACAACCTTCAATAATCGAACCTTGTTTGAAAAAGAAGTTTGCAAATCTTTCGATTTGTTTTTGCTGAATGCTCTGAGATTGTGTTAACTCTCGTGCTTGAACAGCATAACTAGGTCTAAAAAGAATCCTAGCAAACTTCTTATCTTCATCGTAATCATCATAATAAGGGCTGATGTTTAGGTTAATACCGCCTGGATTTGACATCTTTTTTTCTCTTCTTTATAAAATTGAATTAGAATTCAATAATCAGTTTCACATCCTCAATCTGATCCGTTGCCCTTGAAATTGGGCTACGATTTTCGATGTAAAGAACATCACCAGTGTATGCTCGAAGCCCTGGTGCATCAATAGTAGTAATTTGACCGGTCCCACCACCAGATGAGGTAAGGGTAGCCGAAGTTGTAAAATCTGCAACATCAGGTAAAGGAATGGAAGTATACAAATAATTATTTACCGAATCCCATTCGATAACTTCAGCGGACGAATCACCAACTGTAACAGTTTCATCTTGAGCAAATGTGCCAGTACCACCAAGTGTACCTAGTGTGTAGCGGTATGTTTGACGATACACATCACCTGTGGCTACAATAGAAGTATCATCATCGATAGGATCACGAATCAGACCAACTTTGCGGAAATCGTTTTCTGTTGAAACGGCGCCGCCTTCGTTACCATCAAGACGAATGTTCAACATAACAAACTTTCCACCAAGTTCTTCTGGAGCATTAGATCCATGACCACCTCGTGGGCTAATAACTGCCTGTGCTGTAGCATTAGTACCGTCACCGCTAATGGTTACGTTTGCAAATGTGTAGCCTGAGCCTTCATCGCCTGGTGAGATAGTAATAGATTCTACTGCACCAGCATTAAGTGTGGCAGAAGCAGTAACACCTGTGCCATCGCCATCAACTGCAACTGTTGCTGTTGTGTATCCAGAACCGCCATTGGTCACTTTGATTACGTGAAGACCGCCGTCAATTGCCGCAGCTCCAACGGTTGTATCTGTACGTACAGGCATAAAGTCATTAGTCAAAAACTTCAAAGCTTCTGCGGTAGTGATTGTATACATGTACTTCCACAAATAACCATCACCGGTCGTGAAAGGCGCTGTCGTGGTTAAGTCAGGTTTAACAGTAGAACCAACACCACCTGCGTTCCACAAGCACTTGTAAACATTATAATCTTCCGTCATTACATAAAAATCATCATCTAGAAGATTACTGTCTTTGTCATCATAATAATCATATACAACACCTGAAGTCCAGTTATAACGATCAATAACTTGAATAACGTCATCAGTTTTTACACGTTTTGCAGCAATAGAATCTCTCCAAGGTACAAATTCGATGCTGTCCGTATCGTTTGTTGGGGTAGGTGGGTTGTTATCATCCACAAAGGGTGAAACACCACCAATATAAAAGTACATGTTAGTCGGCGCAGCTTCGCTAAAAGCCTCCAAAAACTGCTCGGCGTTATGCACTCTAAATTTACTTGTTGCTATAGCAGGCATAATTATCTCCTTAAGTAATTACTCGATAAGTGTATTATTTATAATATAAATTCTCTATATGCGGCAACATTAGTATAAGAACCTGTTGGAACCACATTAATTTCTAAAGTAGTATCGTCGGTGATGTTAATAATGATAAACTCCTCATTATCTATAATCAAAGATTGTGTTTCCACAAATTCTTGCGTGAACGATGTACCACTTCCCGTAACAGTTGTTCCAGAAACAGACACAGTTCCGGCAATTGCAACTTGTGTCATCACAGTTCTTCCGCCTGGATATACATCCTCAAACGCAATATTTTGCCAATTTGATATCGGATCATTTCTAAACGGCCATAACTGCAGTTCACCATACGTTATCGTGCTTGCAGGTATAACATTTTCTGGAGGAGTCAATGCAGTAGTTCCTACACGTACTACTGTTTCGTTTGTTACGGGTACAACTTTTCCGACATTAAGTAGATTAATACAATCTATTGTAGTCTCATTGAATGTCGGGTTACCATTAGTAGTCACAAAAGATTCTACTATAGGTTGAATTTCAATGGACGGAGAAACAGCAATGTAAGCAAGATCTGTTTCTATGTCTACAAATCTCTGCAATCTGATATCTTGTGGCGTGATTGCCGCTAAGATATATGGATTGATTTGTAATTTTGTTTCAGTGTCTCTATAGTCAACATTCGCAATAGACTTTTCAGGAGCAATTTTTATTTGATACTCTTGTGTCGCTAAAGTACTAACGCTTGCGAATGTCGTAACACCAATTTCTATATCAATATCTGATGTATACACATTTAAAGGTGATACAAAAGGTATCTGGAATTCTACTTCTACCGCAGTGTCTTTATAGTATTGAGGAGACACTTCACCGAAACTTCTAATCTCAATATTGTATTCCGTCAAATCAAAAGCATTACTTACAGAAACTACATTAGAGATAGAAAGTTCTGGAGAAATTTCCGTGTGGATATTTAGCGACGATGTTGAGAGTATTTCAAAATCAATTTCAACTTCGGTACCCCGATGATTCATTGGAGTACTAACACTAGGTGCAATTTCTATTTGATATTCTTGGGTGTTGTTTGAGAAAACATCAATTCCACTTTGAATGTCCAAATGTCTTCTTAAATAAGATGGCCCCGCTAAGGATTGCGCAGACAAGTCTAAACGCATTTCAACTTCAACTGGAGCAGAATGATAGTTCAGTTCAGCATTCTTGACAAGCTGAATTTCAACATTCATTTCAGTTGCGGTAGCGCCTGAAACAACGTCGATTACATTTTCAGGAATGATAAACTTAAGAATATCGATAGTACTGTATGTTGCTCCGGTAAACGAGAGCAATTCTTCCAAGAAAACAATTCTTGTGATAGCAGATTCGGGTCTGATCTGAGAATAAAATTCTGGAGTGACAGAAATAAAGGATGTAAAAAGGATTTCTCCAAAAAATTCAGTTCCAGCGGGATGTAACAATTCTTTTAGTACTTTAGAGTACTGGTTGAATTGTGTGCCTGTCCTGAGAACATAAGAAAAGTCTTGGAAAAAGAATGAATCCTGAATGATTCTGTCGTTGAGTAATCCGTCGGTTGTTAAGAATTGCCCAGGTGTTATTGCAATACCAGATATAGTGGGAGTTAGAATTGCATCTCCATTGCCTGTTGTTGTCAATGCTTCAGCATTTGCATATCTTAGTCCAGCATTTTCTATATCGATTTGTCTTATTGCACCAAGACCAATATTCTCTTGAACATTTGCTACATCTACGGTACCCGACGTTCCTAAAATATTATTTACAGTGAATTCCGCATCATTGTTACCGGATGTTGCTGTGATAGTAGGTAAATCATTATTGGTATATCCACTACCATATCCAGTTGAAGAAAATTCTATTGCAACGATTGCGCCAGTGTTCGGCGATCCATCTTCAATTAGCCCCTCTTGAGAATAACCAAGAGAATCGGTTCCCTCAAGTAAAATGGAATCACCATCCTCAAATATAATTGCATCATCAGAATCGATCTTGGACACAATAGCGGATGGAGTTGTTCCTAAAGGATCCGTAGGCGCAGTAATTGTAAGTACGTCTCCGATAGAATATCCAGTACCAGGATTATCGATTGTTACAACTTTAGAATTTATTGCGCCAATATTTGCAATCGCATCGTCCACTAATGCAATTGATGGAATTGAGATATAACCTGTTCCCCTATTCCTAACAACAATATTTCCAATCTCTCCAACTGTATAAGTAGACAATCCATCGGTTATTGTGTATGGATCTATAATGTCACCAACTTCAGCGATCAATCCCGAGCCGCCGGTAGTTCCATTATCAATTGTCAATCGAGTTCCAGACTGATATCCGTAGCCTGGATTGGAAATTGTTATTTCTCCGATACCACCACTATCGATAGAGGATACGAACGCTAATGCACCAAATCCAGCACCCTGTGCTTGAATTGAAATTAGAGGGCTTGATGCTGGTTGATAATCATAATCAAAAAAGTCTTGATCATCTACTCCGACACCTTCAATCTCTATAGTAGTTGATGTTGAGGAAACTACAGTATAATCTCTATCGTTATTAAAACATAAAATAGGACGATCTGAAGCAAAAGGAATTTTATTTTGGGAAATTGTGAGTGTAGTTGCATCATCGACACTTACAATAGTTGTTCCTTCTATAATATGAACCCCATCATCTGATATAAAAGAACCTTCTTTAAATCCGGCGGTTGATGCAACAACAAGTTGATTATTTCCTAAAAGATTGTCGGCAACTATCGCTAAAGAAGTTACAGAAGTTCCTGAAATAGTAATGATATCACCGGCTTCGTATAATGATAAATCAGTGCCGTTATAAGATCTTAAGATGACTCCATTGCCGATATTAGGAAATTCTAAATCAGTACCCGACACAAATCCGGAAGTAATTGTAATCGGATCTCCAACTGAATATCCAGAACCACCATCTACAATATCCACTCTAGCAATAATACCAAAAAGATCGGCTTGAGATTCTTCTTCACCAATAATTCGAATTCTTTCTTGTGGTGAAAATTCTCCGGAAACTAAAGATAATCTAAGTTCATAGTAATCAACGCCTTGCAATGCTGTGCCGACAACATTAATTACGTTAGCCACAGCTTGGCTGGTATCGCCTCGAATTGTCCTATTCAAGAAGACAAAAGGATCGACTTGTTGTGTTCCCTCGATTGGATCTTCATATGTAGTTTCAATACGAAGAATAGAAAGTTGTTCGAATCTACCGTCAGATACTCTTAGAAGCTCTTCACCTGGATATCTGAATACAACTTCGCTATTGAAAAATGCTTTAAAGAAAAACTCATATGCAGCTTCACTACTCTTAGACGTATAGAATTCTCGTATTCTTTCTGCGATAAGTTTTCTTTGAGCGGAAGTTGTTGACGGAACAGAATCATTCAGTTCATTTTTAAGATATTCCCAATAATCCCCAGATGCGTATTGAAAAGTTTTATTTTTTACTAGATTGTTTGCGGCACGAATAACGTTGTCTTTTGCTTTTGTCAGCGCTGCTTCAATGCCGGACTGAGATTCTACAATTTGTTCCGTGTTATAAAAACCTTCCTCAGATCTGACTTCAACTACAAGATATTCGTTAGAAACATATTTTACAATACCTACGGCATTAGATTCTTGACCTACAACAGTGTTGCCCGCAGAAAACGTACCTGTGGATTGGATGTAAGTAAGCTTGGTACTCTCCATCCACTTATAGTACGCTTCTATAAATTTTAGAAAGTTTTCGTTATCTAAATCAGGTATTAAACTTTCTAATTTTAGCGAAGGATTTTTTTGCAGGCTATTGAGCATTGACCTATCTTCTTGTCAAACTGATGTCTTTATCGTTAGTTACAGCAACACGAATATCACCGTTACGAATATTTACAATCTGTCCCCTAAGTGGTAAAATATCTCTCGAAGCAGGATTAGCAATAAGTTCGAGCGTAACGCCACCCGCCGCAATTGCCGTAGGTCTAAAATCGTCTAGAATAATTTGCCCACTATTGTAATTAATAGACCCTACGTTTTGTGCGACACCGATAATTACACCTTCAGCACTGACTCGATATATTCTCATGATTCCGCCGTTTTCTTCCAAGAAACAATTATCAAAACCGCCATAAGAAAATGCGGTAGAAGTGACTTGGTTCCCCGCACCAAAAGGGTGTGTGGAAGGTCTATCAGCAGTTGTGTTTTGAATGGGATTGGAAAAATTAATAATATACTGCACTGATGATCCTAGCTGAACACTAAAACGCTTTTTCATTCTAACGATAATATCGCTATTCAAAATAGATCTGTCAGAATAATCTATGAGTCTTACCAATTCTGAGTAGCGGAAATATCGAGAAAATTTATTTAATTTTTCCGTATTATACGTCTTAATGGTATTGAAAATAGTTTCTTTTAGGCTTGCTTCAGAAGCAATAATTTTTTCCGGGTCGAATGTGGCATTAACATCAACGCTGACATAAATAAACTCGGCATCAACAATTTCGGTTGAAACTGTCAAACTTTTTTTAGGATTGATAACACCATTAATTAGATTTAATTTTTCAGTTTCTGTTAGAACCTCTCCAACGGTAGGACGAATAGCAATAAAAACTTTTCCGTAAGCGGGCGGGTCGTTGTCTTCACCTCCCCACACGAGTACCGAATCGACATTGGGTTGATTCACAAGAATTGTTTGAAAATCTTCGGCAGTTACCGCTCTATTCTGTGCGGTGTTTGCTCTAGGCGCATTGAATCGTATTGTTTCAATACTTTCTTTATCTTGTCCACCAAGAGAGAACTGAGACGCTACGAAAGATGCCGCAACAATCGAAGCTCCGGATACTTGTAAATTACTCGGATCTGACATCAAAGATAAATTTAGAATACCATTACCTGCAGCACCTTTAGAAACGACATATGTTAGTTTTATAACATTACCATCCTCAAGCGCTTGGCTAATGATTCCATCACCAAATCTAACTTCATACTTTCCATCATCAGTTTCCTTGATGTAATACGCATAAGATTCACGATTTAGATTCACGATTTGATCTGATCGTGTCCAACTTTGTGATGTTGCGTTTGTAGAAGAAAGTTCTGTTTTTACAACAAGCGTTGATATGTCTGATTCTGAATTGTTTAGCAGAAATTTTTGAGTCGGATTGTTTACATCATAAACATAAGTTTCGGACGTAATTACTCCTTCGGTTAGTGATATAGAATCGGCACTGTAAATACCATTCGACGGAAAAATTGTAATAGGATCTAAATTAACAAAGTAGTATGTTACGCCATCAACAACAGAACTGAATCGTGTTCCGTAAGGAACTGTCACATTTCCAAATGCGGTACCGCTAATCGATACCGTAAGAGATCCTTGAATTTTTGCTGATGTTGTAGATCTAGGTGTATATCCAAGTGCTGCAGCTAAATTAACAACAGAAGACCTTTTCTGAGCAGTTTCAATAAACGCTTCATTAAATGCCATATTAGTGTAAAACATATTGTAGTATGTGTTGTACGACAGTAAATCTAGCAGCGTAGACAAACCAGAAGCGTCAAAGTTATAATCTTGGAACTGCGACTGACCCTTCATATAGGCTTTTAAGTTTTGCTTGATGTCAAAAAACTCTAGCCCGTCTAGTTTTAAATTATTTTCTTCTGCCATTTTAGACTCTGCTTATTAACGTTTCTAATGTTTGAAAAATCCCAGTATCTTTTACTTTAAACTCAATGGTAATATCAATTCCATTCGGTACGACATTCGCTTCAATTGCTTGAACAATAGCTCTAGGCTCAAATGTTTTTATGGCATCGTGTATCTCTTCAATAATATCAACTTCAGTGAGAGCATCAGCTTGTTTGAACAAATATCTTTTTAGATTGACCCCGTATTCAGGATCATAAGGTCTAGTTCCAATATCTGTACTCAATAAATTTCGAAGAGAAAGTTTTACTGCTCGCTCATTCGCCACTGGAGTTACGTCTCCAGTGTTAGGGTTTGCAACAAAGCTTAGCGCTATATCTGAATATACTGTAGCCATTATTGTTTAGCTTCTTGGATCTCTTTTCTTAGTTCTTTAGTTACTTTAGCGATTTCTGATAAAGCTTTTCTTGCCCTTGTCGCCGATACTTTAACGCCTTTAGTGAGGAACTTTTCCCGTTCTTGCAAATAAGTTTCGAACAAATTTACTAAAATTTCGTGATTGTCCATAACATTTCCTTAAAAAATTACAAAAAACACTTGACATTTGCTTGACAATGTGTATAATTAACTGTGTAGCCTTTTCATTATTCTATTTATAACTTTTTTTACGGAGCTAGTTCATTTTCTATTGCGGTGACACGATCATTCAAATCTTGAAGTGAAGCCAAGATATCTCTTAACGTTTCTAGCAATGGATAATTTATAGATTCACTGTCCACAGTTCCTGTGACCGCAATATCACTCCCAGACGATATCAGTACTGCAGTATTTCCGATTACGCTAGTATTTACATTAGAAGTTATTGATGAGCTTCCATCCGGTGATGCTATTGTTGTGTTATTTTCGAGAGATGAAACTACCACCGATCCTTTCGAAGTAAACGTTGATGTACCACCTGATGTAAATACGAGATTCTGTGTTATCGTGCCATAGTAGTTTTTAGTATCAACTAAGTAATCACCTGCATTCTCATTGGTAGAACTATTATTATATAATGTTGATAATAAAATATTACCACCACCTGTGGTTTTTATTCCAATCGGACCTTCGTTATTGGCTATTGAAATAGATCCTTTGTCGTTTGTAATCGTGATTTTAGAGGTTTCTTTCCCTCCAACTAATGCTAAATTTCCGGAAGTGTTAATAAGCTGAATACTTCCCTTGTCTGTAGTTGTGATAATATTACCAAACTTAGACGTTAGTGTGATGTGCCCGCCTTCCGTTGTGTTATCTGCATTGACTTTTCCTTGCGCAACAAAATTGATTTGTCCATTGCCGGGAATGTTCATGGTCATTGAACCGTCGTTGACATCACTTTTTGCAAAAACTGTTTTGATTCCATTTTCCAAAATCAGATAATCAGAAATGACTTCTGGAACTTCAGGGTATACTGAGTCTGAGTACATATCGAGTCGAATGTACTTATTTGGAATAGACAATTCAACTCTAGGTTGTTGAGTAATTCCACCTTCAGGATCTAAAACAAATCGGACAAGATCTTTTATGTTTTGTGTATAGCTATTTCTATTTGTATCAGATCGAATGTTTTCATTGTAGTATATTGCTGGATAACTAACGTCGCTTGGGGCAGACCATTCAAATCCCGGCTCACCTAAATTTGATAATGTGTTGCCAGGAAGAACTCCAAAGACTAAAGGTTCTTGTGAATCTCGTCCGTCTAAGAAAAATCCTACAACCCAATCTCCAATTTCCGGTCGCCCGTAAGCACCCATGACATTCGGAGAATGGATGCAGACAGCCCACGGAAGATCTTTCGTTGGAATTTCGCCGGTGTGTTTAGGTGGATGGTAACCGAATATTCTAACTTGAACACGCCCCAAAAGATATGGGTCGTAGTTATCTTCGACAACACCCATCCACCAAACAAAATCGTCTCTTCCTAAAAACATTAACTAGTGTCTCCCCCACGATTGACAAAACGATTAAAGTTATTTTTCTTCACTTCGGCTGCAGAATTCTCAAAAACTTGTTGTGTCGCTTGTTCTACTGCTGCGACCCCATCTGACTTGATAGTTTCTGCAACACCGGATGCTAATTTTTCAACGTTGATATTCAAACCAAGATCCTTGACTCCTGCGGTGATCGCCGTTTGGACCGTGCTCGCTAAACTGGTTATCAGGCTGTTGGCTAATACTCCAGCATCAGGAATAGCGATGGTTGTCGCATTGTTCACAAAATTTTCGATTTGTCCTAGATTTGGAATATTATTTTCGTTCACATAGTTATCTAAAATTGATTGAATTTGTGTTGGTGTCATTTCTGTTGGAATTTGATTTCTTAGCTTTTCGACTTCGGCAGTCACTATATCAACACTGGCCAAATTGCCAATTGCTCCGCCTACATAATCCTTCAAATCAACATACAAATTTTCTTGGTTAGTTATTGCGTCACCGATACTATTAACTCTGTTTATGTAATTATCAATACTTCCGATTGTTGTTGTAAATCTCTCATCTATAGTTCCACTAAAATTGACAAATTGTTCGGTATAATTGCTGAAATCACCATACAATTGATTATAGTCTTCTCTTATTCCATCCGCAAGTGTAAATTGAATTTCTCTTGGAGCAACTGCACGTCTAATAGTCGTTGGGGAATATGTAACTATATTTTGAGCATTTCTAGTAATTTGCTCTATGTCCAAAGTACCTAAATTAATTGGAGAAAAGTTTTCAATCCCCGCACCTAAAATATTTATTCCGGCTAAACTCTCAGCTACCAACGCCTGAATCTCTTCGTTTGAGGGAATATTTGCTAAGATCTCGGGATCAATTTCCGGAATTACCTCGGTTCTATCGTCTGGAGTATATGGGGGATCTTCTACTACTACCGAGTCCAACTCAGCGTCAGTATACGTAGACTGTGAACTATCTGCGGCGGGATTGGTTGGTCCTTCACCGTCTCTCGTTGGTTGATAAGGAGTGAATGTAGTTAATGGATTATCGCTTCCAACTTTTACCGCAGTGTCAATGTACAATTCTTCAGGTGTTGGGCGGTAATCCTCGCCCGCCACTAATCCGATTTCACCTTTTAGGGATTCTCGAACAGATGCTCTAGCTAATTCTAAATGTTTTTTATAGGATGTTGTTGTAATAATATGCCTACACGCAGTAACAAAATATTTTCCGGAATACATATTATTTTCCGGAACTTCTGCAGTAGACAAATCTAATGAATGCGAAAAATCACTAGGCAAACTTAGATAGACAATATCACCTGATCCTATGGAGTTTACACTACCCGGAACTCCTACATTGATTCTGATACCAGACATCAGCAATGCACCATTCATATCATTCTTCACCCAATCCGCTTTCATATGAACGGGATCATTGATCGCTGGGATGACTAAACGCTCACCAGGTAGACCTTGAATTCCACTATAATTACCAAATACACTTTTTTCTGCCAATAATCCGTTAACATAGAAATCACTTTGACCTTGAGTGTAATCGAATAATGAAGATTTGTATGAACGTTTTGCGATGTTGACTGTAGAAACTTTACTTTTATATAACCCCTTATTCATATTTGTAATATGATTAAAGTTATTTTGTAGTTCAACAAACTCAGTTTTCATGTATGTTTCAGCGCCTGCTGGAACGACGTAATCGTATTGAGGTGAATAAGATATCCTATAGATACCTTCTTCAGTAAAGTTAGGTGATGAACTCGTCGAAAGGTCTCTAAGATTTTTTATTCCAGCAAACACTTTCATACCCTTGTTACGAAATCCGTTCTGCGCCCGTTCGAAAAATAAATAGTAATCGCCTGTAGCACATGCACGTTTTGCTAAGTAATTGATTGCTTGGATTGGATTATATCCCGGCGATACGAAAGTTTTATTGAACGTGAGAATACCACTGTCTTTTATATTCAAGTCTAAAGATGAGTCAAGACCCATGTCTTCAACAAATAATTTGACCACTTTAGATATGTTTCGCTCTTGACCAAAAGATTTTGTGATTCTTCTTTTCTGAGATTCAATAGTACTTTTAGTTGTAAATTCTAATTTGTACGTAATAGAGTTGTTGGCGTCAAATTTACCTTTGCTAATAGTATGAACAACTAAATCATTTCTGAATAAAACTACGTCTGTAGTTCCTGGCTTGAATAGCCGGAATCTAATAATTTCTCCACCGGTCAACTGAAACTTTTCTAAACCCCCCGACATATCTCTTATTTGACAAAATCCGGATATCGAAGGGTTGAAAATATCTTCGTATATTTCTATGACTTCCATAGAATCGATGATATTAATTTCGGTACCATCCCGAAGCGTTAGACCAAAAAAGTCTACACTGAATGTGTCTGCAACATATTCGTCTAATTGAAATTCTCTATCAGAAGATTGTTTAGCTAGATTGGGGAATCTAGCCGCAGGCTGATAATTGGGGGTTACTGCCATTATTAATTGCTCGTAGAGTTCAAAATTTCTTGTATAGCGGTTTCCATTCTAGGAATAATAGAAGGTAGCAGAACTCGTATTTCTTTTTTCTTATTATTTAATTCTTCTTCATATGCATAGTTTGACAATGCGTATTTTTTATTATCATCTATTGTTTGCCAATAATCCAAACTCATTTGCACACCATCACCATCAAACCAATAGGATGAACTTGCTTTCGCCCCTATAACAGATCCATATTTAGTTTCAATATACTTGATAAATTGTTTATCGGATCTAGGCCACTCTTCAAATATATTATGTATTCCGTTTATTAGCAGTATAGTATAAGCATATGTAGGCTTACTGTACAGCTTATACGAAATATGTTCCGGAAGTTCACCGTCTTGAATGAAATATGATCTAGCACTAAGCAAGCTAGTTCTTTTTACATATTCGGTAACCTTGATTCTCTTTGTAATGTCGATAGCTGTTAGAGTATCATAATCATCGACATTATATTCGAATTTAGGATAAAATCTAAACACTATGCAAGCCTCCGATTTTCGTGTCTAGCCGCATCCTGTTCGTCACCCAATACTCTCGGATTGATTTCAATCAAACTTAAATTCAGCGTAGTTTCTGTTGGATAACCATCTTCATGAAAAGTCATCTTTTGTCCACCATAGTCTGATGAAACACCTTCAATTACACAAGGCTTGCTCCTATAGAGAAAATCTACACCGCCTTCGGGTGGATAGAATATCAAATCAAACTGTACTAAATGCGGATACCCGAATAAGAAAGTTGCACCGTCACCTAATAGCGCATCGTTAGTGTCCGGAACTGATGGTGCTGCAGCTAAACGAAATGCACTTACAATATTTTTTATATGCTTTGCTTCACTAGAACTTCTAGGTCGCATCATAAAAGGTAATCCATATCGTCTAAATCCTGGCCCTTTATATAACATTTGCGACATAGGATTGAGCGCTTGTCTTCTAGAAAATTCATATTGACTAATATTGCTTAATCCAGCAGAGCCAACAAATCCTAATGCGCTATTTAATCCGGCCTCAAGAGAATATTGTAATGCTTGAGCTGCGGTCATTGCGAAATTTTCCGCATCAAAACCATCCCCACCTGCAGCTCTAGCTTGGCTATACGCTCCACTGGAGACTGTATTGTATACATTTTCATTGCCACTTCCCGCACCGAAGATGGCATCACCTTTCATATATTCTGCTACCTGATTGATATTAAATTGTGGGGGTAGTTTTATTTTTACATTAGGTGCTTCTGTTATTTTCCCACCGAATGCATCTAAAAATTTAAATCGTGCAAACGCTACGTTGAAATCGTCATTGCTGAGTGGATACTGCAATTCATCTTTTAAGGTTAATGCTCTGTATCGTTGGATGTTTTGCATGGACCCGCCTTGAGATACAGGCCATCCAGAGTTATTAGGGAATGCTGCTTCTTCCCCATCTGCGGTTATTGCAAACACAGTACGTGCCATTTTGCAGTCCTAAATAAGAGTTATCGATCAATTATTTATAATAAAAATATGACATACCGTGGGTACAAAGGTAAATATACTCCCAAAAATTATCTTAAATATGAAGGAGATCCCACAAATATAATTTATCGAAGTTTATTAGAACGAAAATTTATGCAATGGTGCGATAGAAATAATCAAATAATAAAATGGTCAAGTGAGGAAGTTGTCATACCATATAAATCTCCTGTGGATAATCGCCATCACCGATACTTTGTAGATTTCAAGATCAAGTACAGAGATAAGTCTGGAAAGACTCGTGTGATACTAATTGAAGTGAAACCTTATCAAAAAACTATGCCTCCAGAAAAGAAAACTAAGAAAACGAAGCGATACATTCAAGAAGTTATGGAATGGGGTGTCAATGATGCTAAATGGAAAGCGGCCATTGATTATTGTAAGGATAGAAATTGGGAATTTAAGATTTTAACTGAGAAAGATTTGTCATAACCGTTATAAATAGATATATGCTAATTTTCAAAGAACTCATTTACAACGGCGTCCGATCAGGTCAAGTTCCTGCGAGGACTAAAGCCGCTCGCACATGGTATCGTGACGCTGCGGCTCAAGCGGCGGGTAATTATAGACCTAGCAACGTTGTCAAACAGTTTTCTGAAAAGAGGAGGGTTGGGAGACCTGAGCCTGGATATATGTACGCTTTTAAGTATGATCCAAAGTTCAAGAAAACTTTGCCATACTATGATGTGTTTCCTTTAATTTTTCCTATTGATTTTTATGGTGACGGATTTCTGGGAATCAATTTTCATTATCTGCCTCTTCCACTTAGAGCAAAGTTGATGGATGCTTTGTATTCTTTAGCGTCGGATAAAAGATATGATGAAGAAACAAAAATGATTGCTACTTATCAAACACTGAATAAAGCATCTAAATATGGTGCGTTTAAGCCAACGGTGAAACGATATCTTTACGAAAATGTCAAGACGCCGTTCTTAGAAATTACTGCTACGGAATGGGATATTGCACTGTTTCTTCCGATGGAAAGTTTCAAAAAAGCATCGACGGATGAAGTTTGGAAAGACAGTAGATCTATTATTAAAGGAAAAAGATAAATGGCAGTTTTTAATACATCAGCTTTTGTTAATTCAGTCCAAGTAGTAAGGCCGAATTTATTTATGTCATATCTAGTAGTTCCTGCTGCATTAAAAACGGCTATGAACTATGGTGATCCCGATGTAATAGGAAGTTTATCAAATAGCGCTTGGTCATTAGGTGTAGACTTTAATGGAAATACTGCAGGAGCTTTTCCTTTTAGATGTGAAGCTACCGAATTGCCAGGAAAAACTGTCAACGGAATTGATATTGATGAATCGGGGCCTACATTTAAAGTGTCAACTGACGTGGTTTACAACGATATTAATTTATCAATCATCGCCAGCAAAGATATGCAAGAAAGAAGGATATTTGAAGCTTGGATAGAATATATGGTTGGTAATCGAAATGGCCTCGGCAACGGCATATCCGGTCGAGGTGGACTTGTCCGGTACTATAATGATTATATCGGTACATTAGAGTTATATCAGATTGATGAACAAGGAAATCGCCTTGCGGGATATACGTTACACAACACTTATCCGATTGCCCTTGGGTCAATGAGTGCTAACTGGGAAGAGCGTGATACATATCAAAGATTTTCCGTTACGATGTCATATAGATATCATACGGTATATTTTCCGGAAAACCCTTTACAGCTTGAACCTTTCTAAACTAGTTATGAAATATATTATAGGAGTATAATATGGCTTTACCTAAAATTAAATCCCCCACTTTTGAATTGAACGTCCCATCATCAGGAGAAATTGTCGTTTATCGACCTTTTTTAGTGAAAGAACAAAAAATTCTTTTGATGGCACTAGAAAGCGAAGATCAATCTGAAATGATGCGGGCAATCAAACAAATCATTATCAATTGTTGTCAGACAGAATTGGACGTTGATAATCTGCCTATGTTTGACTTAGAGTATATCTTCATGAAACTTCGTGCAAGATCCGTTGGGGAAGAAATTGAGTTAAAACTCAGTCACACTGAAGGTGAATGTGAATACAAACATCCACACACTATCAATCTTTTGGATATTGAAATTCATCGAGAGGAGGGTCACGATCCCAAAATTATCTTAGATGAAAAAGAAGGTATTGGTATTATTCTCAAATACCCCACGCTTGGGCTCGCAGATAAAATCAATGAAGCGGCAGAAAAATCTCAGATCGAAGTTATTACCGATATGGTAGTATCTTGTGTTGATGTTATTTTCGATGCAGAAGAAGTCTATCCTGCATCAGAATCGACTGAAGAAGAAATTTCGTCGTTCCTGAATGATTTGTCACAAGAACAGTTCGAGAAAGTTACTAACTTTTTTAGTACTACGCCTAAGCTGAAAGTTAGTGTTGATTGGACTTGCCCAGAATGCGGTAAAGAAGAGACTGCAGAACTGGAGGGTATGGCAAATTTTTTCGGGTAGTGCTTTCTCATGAAAACTTGGTTAATTACTATAAAGTTAATTTTTCAATGATGCAACATCATAAATATAGTTTAACAGAACTAGAAGAAATGATGCCTTTTGAGAGAGAAATATACGTGACGTTATTGATTGATCATGTGAAGAAGGAGAATGAGAAAGCGAAAGAACAAGAGGCTAAGATGAAATCAAGAAGAAGATAAGAAAAATAAATGGCTTCAAACTTAGAACGGCTTGGCGGATTCATCCAAGATAAAGCGAAAGGCGCCGCAAGCAATTTTGCATACGGCGTCAAAGCTTCATTCCTATCTGCAAACCCAGCAGGTTTTGCAAAGATTGGTGCGGGTATCGATTTCTTAAAAGATGAGATTCGTTCTCAGACACAGAACGATAAGGAAGAAGCTAAGAAACAGCGCAACGAACAGCGCCGCAGCCGTGGCTTCAATGAAATCTCTGAACGAAATCGTCAGTATCAGCAGATGCAAGAGCAGAAGCTTTTTGTATCTATTGACGAAAATATCAAAAAAATTCTAGAAATCCTCCTAAACGGGCAGGGGCAGGAAAAAGATAAAAAACAAGAAGGCTCTCTTCTTGCTGGCATTCCAGGCCTTTTTGATCCTGCCGTAAGTAGATCTCTACTATCCGCCGCCAACAATTCCAAGAAAATTGCATCATCTATTAGATCTACAGCAAATGCTATTAGATCTCTCCCAAGAGCCATGACCAATTTAACAAAAGGCATCTCGGCTGCTAGTCGTGCAGTTGCTAGAACGACTCGTGCTGTTCCGAGATTAACTGGAGCATCTCAAGGGAGAATTGGTGTTAGACCAACAACTCCAATGATCGAGGGACCTAACACTAGGACCACTAGAGGTCCGACGATAATTGATGGCGAATTTGAAGATGTAACTCGTCGACCGCAAGGTCGAGGTGGTCGTGCTACAGGTGGAATATCTCAGTTATTTGATGATATAGCACAGTCAGTTAGAAATTCTATACAGTCTATGCGAGCTTCATTGAAAGGTTGGCTTACTTCTGTTAAAGGTGCGTTTTCTGGATTGGGGACCAAATTTGCTAAAATATTCCCCAACGTTGCGGAATTTGCTAACGAAATTACTACATTTTTGAAAACTGTCCTAAAGCCTGTTCTTTTAATGCTTTTTAGAGCTTTAGGTCCGGTCCTCAGTACAATTTTTGGTGCATTAACAGCATTTGATGATAATTTTTTATCTGAACAATTAGGAGTTGCTAAAGAAGAACTGGGATTTAAAGAAAGAATGGCCGGTTTCTTTGGTGGCTTTATTGGAAGTATTTTGGATGGATTTGTTATTATCGGTGGATATATTACTTCGTGGATAATGGGATTTGATTATGATGAAGTATATGGTGACAAAGAGCTAGTATTTACTGAAGCATTTACAAAAATGTTTGATTACTTTTTTGATGCTGCCAGCAACGGATTAGTTTATATAATATCATTAATAACAGGGAATGATTATGTTAATGATGTAGCGGCCGCAAATTTAGCATATCTAGCCGGAAAACTTATAGAACCTACTACTTTATTTTTCAGATCCGTTGGAGATTTCATCGCCAATACATTTGATGATCTTTTAATTTGGTGGCATAAAGAGGTTGTGGCTCCAGTTAAAGAGAAAATTGTAGATCTCAAAGAGTGGGTGCATGACAATTTTTACAGTGGGATAAGTGAAGGTCTTGGAAAAATTGTAGACAATGTTGTAGATTTTGTCTATGGTTTTTTAAATGGCGCAATCGATTTTATAAACAAAAAAGTATATGAGTACACCGATTATGATCTTATACCAGATTCTCTTAAAGCTAGTATTCGCAATACGTTAAAAATTGGTAATGTAGGTGAAGGTAGAACGAGTTTTGCTGACCAAGCAGTAGAGAGAAATGCCGAATATCTTAAAGAATTAGCCAATGAAAGAGCTGCTATTGGAACTGATACCGAATCTAGTATTAGTGAAATTAAAAATCGTCAGGCGCAGAGAACTCAAGAAACGATTGAAGCACATACTCAATCTTTAAAAACTCTAGCCATGTTGCAAGAGCAATCTCAAGTAGGTCAAAAAGAGATTAGGGCTGAAGAAGAGCGAAAGAGAAACGAACAACTGGCTCAACAACAGTCGGCAGAGGAAGAAATTAAATTATTAGAAGAAGAAGGCCAAAAGAAAAACGAGGTCGGATTCGAAAATGTGGAAGGAGCTACAGCCCAACAAACCGAACAGGCAGCCACCATAGCTGACGCTCAATTTGAGCAGTCTGAAAGGCAACATAAAGAACAATCCGATCTTCAAATATACCTGAATGATAGATTGAGCCAGATGCTTTATGGTTGGATGGGTCAACAAAGCGATTTATTCCAAGCACTTGTCGGGCCATTATTGGAAGGTCAATCTGGTGGGGGCCCGCTTGGAACAATTTTTGATAATTTATTTGGCGGTGGCAAAGGCGGCGGCCTTGGTGATGTCTTAGGAAACCTTTTTGGGAAAGGAAAAGGGGGATGGTTCGATTCTGCAAGTAATTGGCTCAAAGGAACGTTTGGTCCTATTGGAGAATCTTTGTCTGGAATAGGAGACGCTTTGGGTGGCCTATTCAAAACTTCCAGTGGAACAAGTATATTCAGCACCCCAGGCTTTAGTGGAGGATCTCTAGGTAGCATATTTGGTGGCGGTGGTGCATCGATGGATCCACTCGCAGCATTACTCGGTACTAAACTCAGCGGAAGTCTTGGATTAACGGGCGTAGGCGCTAACGCAGCATTTGATGTTGCTCAGAGCTTGTTAACGCCTGGAACTGGAATGGCTGGAATTAAAGGTGCACTTGCTGGACCTGGCGGATTTGCTGGCGGCCTTGGTGCTATAATGAGTGTCTTTAATGGTAATGTAGACACGCCTGGAGGTGCATTATCTGCTGGGTTGGGTGTTTATCAACTGTTAAGGGGTGGTGGTGTCGGCGGTGTCTTGGGTGGTGGTATTGCGAATTTAGGTTCTCGAATGATCGCTTCTCAGGCAGCACAAATGTACGGACAACAGGGGTTTGCGGCGCTGAGCCAGGCTGGTATGGGAAATGCTGCGCTGTCTGGAGCTGCCAAGACTGGTTTTATGGGTAAAGCTGGCTCCATGCTCGGAAACTTTGGTGCTGGTATGTCTGCTGGTGCTAGTACAGGATTTAATATAGGCGGCCAAGGGTTTGGGGGTCTGGGTCAAACCGGATTTGCGGCAAATGCAGGTGCTGCATTAGGTGCTATTGGTAATGGTATGATGACTTACGCTATTGCTAATATGTTGAGTGGTGGATATGAAATTAATAAGAGTTTGAATAAAGTTGCCGGCACTGTTGGTGCGTTTTTTGGTCCGGTTGGTGCTGCCATTACTGGTGTTGTTATGGGTGGTCTTAATCGTTTGTTTGGTAGGAAGGCAAAAGAATACACCGACGTTGGTTTAGATCTAAATCTAGGAGCAGACACTACAGGTCAAGTTTATAAAGACTGGATCAAAAAAGGCGGTGTATATCGTTCTGATAAGAAGGGTACGGAATATGATGATCTTGATAACGAGTTAGTTCAATACTTTAATAGTTCTGCAAAATCCATACAACAAGGATATGGCCGTCTTGCTGAAATGATGGGAATGAGCGCAGACTCGATTGTAGGATTCACTAAGTCGTACTCTGTATCACTCAAAGGATTATCTGCAGCAGAGCAGCAAAAGAAAATAACTGATGCTATGACTCAGTATGCTAAAGATGCTATCCAAGCAAGTTATGGTAATGTTGCTAAGTACGCAATTGAAGGTGAAGACACACTTGCAACATTTGAACGATTAGCAACATCTACGCAAAATGTAGATTACTGGTTCGATGCATTAGGATATACTGCGGAAAAAACTACCGATATATTCAAAACAGTTGGTGAGGATATGTCTACTGCAGGCGCAGAAGCTGCAGCAGGATTCTTAGGAATTGATTGGACAAAGACAGGATACTATGCTAACTTTATGGGTGGTGGAATACCTTCCGCCGCTATGTATGGTAGTGGTGGTCCGTGGACCGAAGGTATGTACAGTATGTACGAAGGGTTTGGTGGCTACGGAGGGTTTGCTCTTACTGCTGCTGCTCCTACTGCAGAACAGCAAGCAAATCAACAAGCATTAGGTATCGCAGGAGCTAAAGCCGCATTTGTAGAAATGTTTGGTGGTCAGGAAGCATTCGGGTCTGCGATGTCCTCGTACTTTAATTTATTTTATAGCGCAGAAGAACAAGCAGAGTTTGCTCGTAGACAGGCTGTGAAGTTAGCGGAAGATGTGCTATCTGGATTGGATCCGGAAATTGCATCATTGATCGAACAGTTTGGTGAAAGTGGCGTTCAAACACAAGAACAGTTTGATCAAGCGCTTAATGATTATCGTGCCCAAATTGATGCTGCAATTGCTGCGGGTGATATGGAACTCGCACAAGAATTGATATCAGGTGCTGAATTGTTCTATCAAGCTGCTGAATTAAGCATGCAAGCCGCAGAGATGAATGAAGAAGGGGATCTAATCAGTCAGATGACGCCAGGGGAATTCTTTGGGCATACAATACAAGCCGCTCAAGGTGTTATGGGTGCAGTGGGCACTGAAGAAGGTATCAAGACACTTTCTGATACACTAGAGACTACAGCGTTTACTGCAGCGGATGCGGGGGTATTAGCAACAGAAACAGCGGCCGCTGTAGGAGAAGCAGTGTCGTCAGCAAATGACGGAAATCAATTTAGAGATCTTATTTCTGCAGCACCGTCAATCAACACTAATCAAAATGTTACTAATCAGAATGTGAATCTATTCTCCGATAACATTCGAGATTATCATCCGATTCTTGATGTCAATATTCGGGGTGTCACCAACGCATTTATTGGAGTCGGGAGTAACTAAAAAAAGGGGAGCATTGTGCTCCCCTTTGAGTATTAAGCTTCGGCTAGCTTTTCAAAGTAAGTTAGCCCGTCATCGTCATTATCAGTCGACCACGGATCATCACTCGCTTCTTCTACAGTCTTAGTCTTAGCTTGGACAGGTTCTGGTATAGACTTGGGTGCTGGGGCAACATCCTCATCTAATCCAAGAACATAGTTCAATCGAGTTTTCAACTCATCATAAGTCTTGAAGTTTTCAGGGCTTACGAACTCATTGAGTGCATATTCTGATCCCCAAATACGTTCAAGGTCATCATCATCATCAGACAAAGGAGAGACAGTATCAAATTCTGACTTGTCATAGTTTTGATAGCCTTCAACTTTACGAATCTTTAGTTTGAAGTTTGCGCCTTCCCATAAATCAAAAGGATTTACTGGAGTCTCGTCTTCGAACTCTGGATTCATTTGATCGTTCAGTTTATCAAAGATTTTCTTACCAAACTTGAACAGTCGAACTTCACCTTCATTATCGGGATTGGCTGGATCTTTTACGATATAAACGTTAGCGATGTAAGAGAGCCTACGCTTTTGTTTACGTGCAACGTCTTTATCAGACTCGATACCAGAATTCCATAGCATTGAGTTATGCTCAGATACAGGATCTTTCTGATTGAGCGTAGTCAATGAATTCTCGATATACCATCGACCGCTAGGGCCTTGGAATGAGTGTGACCAGAGTTGTACCCAAGGAAGATCCTCTCCCTTAGCAGGTGGAAGAAAGCGGATAACAGCAAAGCCATTACCTGCTTTGTCTACAGCGGGACGCCAGAAACGAGTATCCTCATAAGATTTCTTTTCGCTTCCTCCGGTCGATACTTTCGTAACTTCCTCAGTAAGTTTCTTGAGATCTTTGTTTCGTTGACGCTTTAGTTCTGCAAAGTTTGTAGCCATTTGTATTACCTCGTATGTTTTCGTATATTAGTTGTATGTTTATCTTATCCACTTTATTCATTATATAATATTATATAGTCAGACCGACCATATTTTTCAGTGTAGTTGTGTACTTTTTCACATCGAAAGTTATAAACGGTCGATACTTCTTACACAATCTACTGACCTCGCCATATAGCGGGTCATATAGTATAGTATCATAATTATTCATAAATGTCAAGATTGAATCTAAAATAATTAGTGATTCTATGCTAATTTCTTTTTGTAGATATTTCCGAATGATCATTGGATGCTCACCCGGCTCTACTTCAAATAATTTATTCATCTCTTCGGATGTGATGCCATCCATGAATGTCATCTCATTTTCGAACACATACGACATCGACTCTCGCTTCTTTAGCCATTGCTTATAAACAGACTCACCTTTTTCGGAAATGAGATCTCCAACCCATATCTTAGGATCATTTATAAAATTGGCTACAAGAAAATCTTCTAGATTACTCCCTTTAGTTTTACCTAACTTTACGAAGTAATATTTGTCGTTACGTTTCATGAATGTGTTTTCTGAGACCCTAAACTTTTTATTGTATTTGAAATAGTCATACTCATCTACTGTAAAGTGATTCTTTACCGCAAGATATGTTGCATAGGTATTCAAACCATCCACTATTTGTTGTCCTTGAATTTCAGTTTAGGCTTTTTACTCACAACCATCTTAGTGCGAACTGCATCTGTTTCAATAACGGATTTCATTTGAGATGTCACGAGAGATGCCGCAGTTTCTATTTCAACATTATTTTTTTCGCAATACCAAAGGATAGAGTCCATCATAGAGATTGGCGCTCTGTCACGCATGATGTTTAAAATGCGTTTCTCGAATTCTTTTTGACTGAGAATTTTTAGTTTTGCTTTATCTTCTTCCATGTTACCTTGAATGTGTTTATACAGTTTCATTGGAATTCTCACTGATAACTTCAACTTCAGGCTTTCTATTTCGCCTTTTCGCTCGGCTAATAGCCGCTAAACGTCGTTTTTCGTTGTCGGCAAGTCTTCGAAATTTTCGATTGAGTCCGGTTTTGTGTATTTGATTAAGTTTCTTTTCGGGTTCTTGTACGGGATTCTTTGCTCGCAACTCTAAAATTTTTGTTGCAATTGATCTTGCATCATGAGGTAATTCTTGATATAATCTTTTACCTTTTTTAGATGAGTTTCCCGACTTTCGTAACAGTTTCGCTTTCTTTCCGTTCATACGAATCTCCATTTGATGAAGACGCTAGTATATCACCATACCCCGAACTTGTCAAGTAATCCAGACACTTTCCACAATTTAAATCATTTTCATATAGGCGCTTTAGCAAGTCACCCGAATTATCATAATCTGATTCACGGATGTTCCTGCAAACGCACAGAATCATTGTTCTTGTGAGAATTTTTCTAGATGTTTAATATATTCCATAATGCTGTGATCACTGAAACTGTCGATCTTACCTTTCTTCAATCCATCCCAAATACCACGCAGTTTGTCTTTTGTCAACTGCCATCCAGTTAGATTGCGAACACGACCGTATGCGTTGATGTAGCAGGCGGTGCCGTGATGTTTGTATCCCAGAATCGCCGGTGGAACTGTAGTTACGATATCGTTGTTGTTTCTCCAACGATAGTGCCGAACTGGAAGACTCTTACAATATTTGTCCCAACCTACACGAGGAGAACCATACGTGTACAACTCTTCAACTTCAGGCATATCAGAATCAAGAACACAGCGAGCAGAAATGATTGTCGCCATCGCTGCACCTAGACTATGACCAGTGACCCACACTTTGCGTTTACCGACTGCTTTAGGTGTCAAGTCTTCACGAATCATAGGCCAGAGTTCGTCAACTTCCGACTTGAACCCACGATGAACACGGCTAACCGTCTCAGACAAAACTGGTAACGCCTGAAGATCTGCTTTGATATCATTAAATTCTGTGGGCTGAGTTCCACGACAAGCAATGACTAAATCTTCTTTGTTTTGAAAACGATATGCTTGCGACCCTTCACGGTCATAAAATTCACATTGCGTGAATCCTAATTTCTTTACTTGTTTCTTAGCGTCTGCTTCTCCCATGTAAGCAATCGCACTGAGCCTAGCAAACAATGCACTCTTTTCTTGAAAACTCATTTTACTAATCATTTCTTTTTCTCCAGTTTTTTAATTCGTGCTTCGAGTTCGTCTATCTTTTTAGTGACTTTAGGATATTTCTTTCGCCACGCTGTGGGATCGTCCTGCAACCATTCCCACCCGAATTTGTCAACGAGTGTGTCAAGGAACAGATCGAATTTGGCATAACACCAAAGTGCCATGTGCGTGTCTTTGAACCACGCTAAGAAAGCAGCACCAAAAACAGACCCAGCGATAGCTGTGTATATCCACAGCGTATCGCCGAACATAGCAGTTAAAG